CAAGCACCATGAGCGTCCAGTTTTCCAAGTGGAAGGCTGCAAATAATTTGTAAGTATCCAGAAAATATCGCTTGCCCCGCTCTAGGGGCTTTGGTATAGTAATCACTCACCGCTTTCAACCGTAGCATAACTCAAACCACAAACTAGGAGTCTGACATGAAACAACTGTCCCGCCTGCATCGCCTCGCGCTCTGCACCATGCTGATGAGCGCCGCAATGACCGAATCCAGCGCCGGTGGCGCACCGGTCGTCGAAAAGACCGCCGAGCAGGTCGAAGCCGAAAAGAACGCTGCTGCTGACCAGGCCGCCGCTGCCAAGGCTGAAGCGAAAGCCCTGAAGGACGCCGAAAAAGCCCGCGTCGCTGCTGAAAAGAAAGCAGCCAAGGAAAAGGCGGACGCCGCCCGTGCAGAAGAAAAGGCTAAGACGGACGCCGAGAAAAAGCGCGTCAAGGCCGAGAAAGAACGCCTGGCCAAGGAAGCCGCTGAAAAGAAAGCTGCTGAAGCCGCTGCCAAGCAAGAAGCCAAGACCAAGGTCGTCCAGCCGAGCCAGAACGGCATCACCCGCCCGCGCCCCGAAGGCGAATGCGGCAAGGTCTGGGCACTGGCCGACAGCGAATCCGCACGCCTGTCCCAGCCGGTCCCGATCGCCGAACTGATGAAAGCCACCCGCGCCGCTGGCCTGAACGACGCAACGACCCGCACGCAGTACGCTCGCTGGAAGACCTTCAATGGCGTGTTCGGCACCGTGCCGAAGCTGCCGGCCGCACCGGTCGCCGAGCAGACCGCTGATAACGCATCGAACGACACCACCAACGTCGCGGCCGCCTAATTCGGCACCGGCCTGTCAAGCTGTAAGAGGCGGCGGGAAGGACAGACCTCCCGCCGTTTCCCTCCTAAACCCGTACTCAACAAGCCTAGGGCTTGTCTGATCCTCAGAGGTGTAAATGATTCCCATCAATATGCAGGCTCCTGAGAAGCGTCGTCAAGACGATCTCGGGACCTCGCTCGAAGTACATTCCATTTTCTGGACAATTCAAGGTGAAGGCCCTTACACCGGGTATCCCGCTGTATTCGTGCGCTTGGCTGGTTGCAATTTGCAGTGCCCGTCTTGCGACACCGAGTACACCGAAGGGCGCGAGCACATTGGCGTGCACCAGCTTGTCGAGCGTGTGGTCAAGCTGTTCCCGGAAGGCGTAAAGCATCGTCTGGCCGTCATTACCGGCGGTGAGCCCTTCCGGCAGAATATCATGCCGTTTGTTGCGCTGCTCAAAGTTAAAGAAATCCACGCGCAGATCGAAACCAACGGATCGCTCCCTCCGCCGCCTGGCTGGGGTACGCTCAACTTTGACGGCGTCACCATCGTGTGCAGCCCGAAAGCTGGCCGGGTCCATGCAGCACTGTGGCCACACATCGACGCCTACAAGTACGTGCTTGACCACACCAGCATGGACCTCGACGGCCTCCCGATCCGCGCGCTCAACCATAGCTGCTCGCCGCGTGTTGCGCGTCCGCACGAAGGTTTCGACGGCCCTGTGTACCTCCAGCCGATGGACCCGAAGTGCGACGCTGCGTACATGGCGAACGTGCGCGCCGTCAAGCGTAGCTGCATGATGCACGGCTACATGTTGCAGCTTCAAGTTCACAAAATCATTGGAGTCGACTAATGGTACACAAAATTAAGACCCGCAAGATTGCGCCAGGCAATCTTCCTTCCAAAATGCCGCTGTGGCCTTGCCTTATCATCTACCTGTTGCTGGACAAGTTCGATCCAGCTGGCTGGGTGTGGGGCGCAGTTGGTTTGTTCTGCGTTATGTGGATTGTAGGGTCCACTATTTCAGCGTTCCAGGAAGACTGGTGCGACATCTTTAAAAAGGGTGAATAACATGTCCAAACAAAAAGCTCTCGTCGTGCTGAGCGGCGGTCAAGACTCCACCACCTGCCTGGCCTGGGCCATTGCGCAGGGTTGGGATGTCCACACCATCACCTTCGACTACGGTCAGAAGCACGCAATCGAAATCGAGTCGGCATTCAAGGTTGCCAAAATTTTGGGCATTGCGCCGGGTAAAATGGAGCTCGTCGAACTCGGCGAAGGCATCCTGCGCGGTACATCGCCGCTCGTCAACAAAGACGAAACACTGGAGCAGTACGCTGACCACAACAGCCTGCCCGGAGGTCTGGAAAAGACCTTCGTGCCGATGCGCAACCAGTTGTTCCTGACCGTCGCTGCCAACCGTGCATACGTCCTAGGCTGCAACATCCTCGTGACCGGCGTGTGCCAAGAAGATTCGGGTGGGTATCCGGACTGCCGCCGTACCTTCATCGACGCACTGCAAGACGCATGCAACTACGGCACGTTCACCGGTGAAGCGGGTACGATTCCGCCGCTACGCATCCACACCCCGCTCATGCACCTTACCAAAGCGGCGAGCGTCAAGCTGGCCCAGTCGCTGCCGGGTTGCATGGATGCACTGGCGTATAGCCACACCTCCTACGACGGCGCCTACCCTCCGGTTGGGCACGATCACGCAACGCTGTTGCGCGCAAAAGGCTTCGAAGAAGCTGGCGTGCCTGACCCACTGGTCGTGCGTGCATGGCGCGAAGGCTTGATGCCTTTGCCGCTCACCCCAAACTATCAGAAGTGCTGGACCGATACCGAGTACCGTGACCCGGAAAGCCACGGTTCGCCAGAACTCGACGCCGACGCTGCAAAGCTGAACGCAATGTACGGTGAAGGTACCGCTGGTCCGACGCTGAGTGACGTTTAACATGCCCTACCAATCAACAAAGACCTTCGGGCACGAACTAGGTCTGTCTGCATGTTTCCGTCAATGGCGTGCAACACACTCGCATTGCTCGCTCCTGCATGGCTACGCGCTGTCGTTCAAGTTCGTGTTTGAAGCCGACACGCTGGACGACCGCAATTGGGTCCAAGATTTCGGCGGGCTCAAAGAGCTGCGCGAAGGACTGCGGCGTAACTTTGACCACACCCTCGCGGTGGCGCAGGACGATCCGAAACTGGACGAGCTTTGCGCGTTGGGCGGCCTGGGGCTTGCTGATGTGCGTGTGTTCCCTGCGGTTGGCTGCGAAGCGTTTGCCAAGATGGCTTACGACCTCGCTGTGCTTGTGGTTAATGATGCGAACGAGGTGGAGTTTCAACGTCTGCGCGCTACGGTTGACCAATGGCCCTTCAAGAGCCGCGTGCGCGTCGTATCGTGCGAGTGTGCTGAACACGGCGCCAATAGCGCCATTTATATCGGAGAGAAGTAACAAATGACCTACAAACAAGCGAACAGTTTTGAACCTCTTTTAAGCGACACACAAGCGGCTGAGCTGGTGGCTGCACTGCTGCACAGTGTCATCGGGGAGCCTCGTCGCCCCGGCCTGCTGGAAACCCCTGCGCGTGTGGTCAAAGCCTGGGCTGAAAAGACCAGCGGTTACAGCGTCGACATCCCAGCGTTGCTGAAGGTGTTTGAGGACGGTGCCGAGGGCTGTGACGAAATGGTGATGGTTAAAGACATCCCCATCTACAGCCAGTGCGAGCACCATCTCGAAAGCATCTTCGGCACCGCCACGATCGCGTACATCCCGGACGGCAAGATTGTCGGCCTGTCCAAGTTGTCGCGCCTGGCGGACGCCTTTGCTCGTCGTCTGCAAGTGCAAGAACGCTTGACCAACCAAATCGCGGATGCGCTGTTCGACAACCTCAACCCGAAGGGTGTTGGCGTTATTGTTAAGGCTCGGCACATGTGCATGGAGGCCCGTGGATTGTGCCAACAAGGCCATCACACCGTGACATCGGCTCTGCGCGGTGTCATGAAAACGCAGCAAGAAACCCGCAACGAGTTCATGTTGCTGGCCAATTCGAAGTAACCGCACCATCTAGGAGACTTAAATGGCAATCCAAACCCCAACCGTCGGTCGCAAACTCTGGTATCGTCCTGAAGGCGACGCTAGCATGGCGTTTATCGGAGACCAACCGCTAGACGCCACGGTCGTCGCTGTGCATAACGACCACTGCGTTAATCTGGTCATTTTTGACGCAAGTGGTGTAAAGCATGTTCGTACGTCCACTTACCTCAAGCAGGACGGGGTGGACTTGCCCGAGTGGGTCCGCTCGTACGCCGAGTGGATGCCCTACCAAGTCAAACAGCACCAGAAGCACGCCGACGAAGCTGCCGCCGTGCCCAAAGACTAATTATAAAACGGGGTCTAAGCGCCCCGTACAACCAAGGGAGTCACAATGAAAGAGTTTTTGGAACGTTTGAAGTTGGCTTGGTCCATCTTGCGTGCACGCGATGGTAATCTGGTTGCGCATGCACGGGCTGAACTTCAGTTCGGCGGTCACTTTGACGGTGACAAAATCAGTGCACTAGCTGCACAGTGCGTCGTTGATCTGACGCGGGTATTTAGCGCACAAGGTCATAGTGGCTTCAGTGCCAGCTTCGTCAAACAGATCTTCGAGAAGGTTGCGAACTTCGAACCGCTGGGTCCGGTTACCGGTGCGGATGACGAGTGGGTTGAACCCTGCGAAGGTTTGTTCCAAAACAAGCGATGCAGTCACGTGTTCAAAGAAGGTGTAGACGGTGTCGCGTACGATTCGCAAGGCGTTATCTTCCGCGAACCTAGCGGCTCGTGCTTCCAGGGTTTCGGAAGCCGTGTACCGGTCACGTTCCCGTACACACCGAAGTGCATCTACGTCGACCTACCCGAGAACGCGACAGACGAGCAACGCGCAATGCTGCGTGAGCAAGCCCTCGCCAAAGCGGCGTTGGACTAGCATCATGGAAGCCCAACTTGTCCGGCAGCAGTACAGGGTCTTTGACTACATCATGGAGGAACAGTTTTACTATTTCCAGCAGTGCAGGCGGTTCCCCAAGGTCGTGCACCTTCCCGGGCTGCTGTTTGACAAGTTGAGGCTGGAAATACTTCCAGGCACACCGATTGAGTTTTGCGGAACCATCCGCATTGACCAGCTTGAAGTCATACCAACGTATGACAATTACCCGTCGTTTATCGACGATTCCAACCAGAAGCATTACATCTAGGAGACCCAAATGCAAGTGAATAAAGCTATCGCTAAAAACGCATTGATTGCAATCGTGTCGGTTGTTTTCCTGTGCTGCATGCTCGCGATGTGCATGTCACCTCCGCGCTACACTGCGCAAGCCTATCCGACCGCAATGGCGCCAGCTGCTGTTGCTCCGGTCCAGTACCAAGCCCCGCCGGCGTATCAGCAGCAACCGGTCGTCATCCAGCAGGCGGCGCCGCAGCAAGCACATTCGGATACGGGCGCGTTGCTCACTGGTGCAGCACTTGGCGCCTTGGCTACCCACGCAATGACCACACCCAGCCGGCAGGCTGTCGCACCGGCGCCCGTCATCAATCGCACCATCGTCAAAAAGACCGTGATTGTCAACCGCCCCGCTCCGCGGCCAGTTGTCTACCGTCCAGCGGCATCGACCTACAGGTCCAAGCGTTAAAACGCGCTATGCGCTGCGCACGCGGCGGGGTACACTAGCACCTGTGCAACCCGTTTTAACCGCGTGCCAGCGCTGTGCGCAAGCGGCAACCCTACCACAACCAAATACCAGCTAAGCTCCTACCGTGCACCTCTATCTTGCCGCCTGTTACACAAATGGATACATGCCCGGTCAGGCTCGTTTTGAGAAGCTGACACAGCACGAGCAATCACTTACGCCCACTATTCCCAACATTTTGGAAAGTTTTCACTATGTTAAAGGTCAAAAATTTGTTGACGAGATGCGGAATGATGGTGCTAAAGTGTTCCTTGACTCTGGGGCTTTCTCCGATCATTCTATTGGTACTGTTACCGATATTAATTCTTATTGCGATTATATTATCCGCAATCGCGACATCTTACGTGTTGAGGACGGTGTGGTCATGGCTTCTGTACTTGACGGTATTGGTGACCCACTCAAAACCTACCGCAATCAGCTCTACATGGAAGCTATGGGTGCGAAGCCACTCCCCTGCTTCCACTTTGGCGAAGACCCGCGTTACCTCGAGTTCTACGTAGCAAACTACGATTATATCACCATTGGTGGCTTGGTGCGTAAGACCGCGAACGACCAGAAGGTGTGGTTAGATAGAATCTGGCCCCTTATGTTGGAAGGTAGCGGCAAGCCGAAGCTCAAGGTGCACGCGTTTGGTATGACCGCGCCTTGGTTGATGGAACGTTACCCGTGGTACAGCGTTGACTCGTCGTCGTGGATTCAAGCCGCTGCGTTCGGTAGTATCTTCACCAGCGAACACGGTCCAATCGCTGTGTCAAAAGATTCACCAGCTAAGCACGACGCGGGGCGCCACTTGAGTACGTTAAAGGACGTCGAGCGCAAAGCTGTTGAGGCAATGCTTGAACGTAAGGGTTTCAACTATGACCGTTTGTCAACTATTTACGAATCACGAGCTTGCTATAACATGCTCGCATACGTTGAACTCAATAACATTATTAACGACCGCATTTCCAGGAATGGTGGTCGCTTCGAAGTAGAACAAATACAAGAACTTTTCTAGGGAGTCATTATGGCAGTCTATGAAGATGGGACTATGGATGTCCTCAAAGATGGCAAGGTTGAACGTCGTCATTTTGTGCACTACCCCCACGCAGCTCGCTTGCCGCTGTCCATGCCTAAGTCCATGACCACACCTCCGGACTTGCAACCGGTGCTCAACGACGGCGAGGACGTGCAGTATTTCGGCACGAGCCCTACGCCGCACATTGTTCAAGTGCATTGGCCCGTTCCTGAGCGCGACGGTACGCTCTGCGAGCGCCTGGCTGCGGATAAACTTGCAACGGAGTTGTAAATGAGCGACATCCTTAGTGCACTGAAGTTCTGCGCAGGCTCAATCGCGAAAAAGGACTTCGTCCCAGCACTCAAGCACTTCGTGATCGAGCATGGCTTGGTGCGCGGTTATAATGGCGTGCTGGCGCTGTGCAGCCCGATCCCGTTTGACATCGCTTGCAAGCCTCATGCTGAGACGCTCATCAAAGCGATTGCAAACTGCTCTACAACCGTGCAGTTGAGCATTACCCCGGCAGGTCGCCTGTCGGTTAAGTCTGGCACGTTCAAAGTGTTCGTCGATTGCATTCAAGAGGACACTCCGCACGCAACTCCGGACGGTGTGCATGTTCAACTGGACGGTACAGCACTGCTTGCTGGGTTGAAAGCTGTGGCACCGTTCATGAGCGACGACGCTGCGCGCAAATGGTCCAACGGGGTTCTGATTGCAAATAGTTGCCTGCAAGTGACGAACAACATCATTGCAATCCAACGCTGGGTCGGCTTTGACTTTGGTGCACCAATCACGATTCCAAAAGAAGCAATTAAAGAGATGCTTCGTATTGGTGATCCGCCTACGCATGCACAGCTGAGCGAAGGCAGCATTACATTCCACTACGACGGGAATCGCTGGCTACGCACCCAACTCTACGACTCGAGTCAGTGGCCCGACTTTAGCAAGTTCCTGGACAACCCGGACGCATTGGTGCAACCAGTTGACGAAGAGATGTTCGTAGCTGCGGAAGCACTTCGTCCGTTTGTTGAGAAGAGTGGCGCGGTGTATTTCAACATGCAGCAGATTGCAACCAGTCCAGCGGAGAACGGCGGCGAAGGTGCAACCTATGACGTGCCTAGTTTGATGAGCGAGGGTGCCTACCACGTCGACCACTTGTTGTCACTGAAGAGTGTGGCCACACACATTGACTGGAGCTTGTATCCGAAGCCCTGCGTCTTCCAAGGTGAGATGCTGCGCGGTGCAATTGTCGGGAGGAAAAGATGAAGCTTTTGCTTAAACCGGGCATTCGTCCAGGCAGGGCGCTCAAGCGTAAGTTTATCTGTGTCGGTGGCCCTCTGGACAAGCACTACCTGTATCTAGAGTCGGGATCAACTTTACCGCTCAATTTCAACGGGGTGCACGGGCGCTATGTGGAACACGGTGTTATGACAATTAAATGGGAGACAAAATGAACGTCATTGACAGACTGCTTATCTGCGGCGGCCGAGAGTTTGCGGATCAAGCTCTTTTTAACCACACCATGCACTGTCTTCCAGCACTCATTGCTGAGAAGTTCCCGCAGTACCGACTCTCTACGGAGTATTGCATTATTCAAGGCGGTGCTCGTGGCGCGGATCGCATGGGCAAGACTTATGCAATGTTCGCAGGCTTGCCCTGCATGCAGTTCGACGCTAACTGGCACTACTACGAGAACGCTGCCGGCCCGGTTCGCAACCGCTGGATGAAAAAGTTCGGCCTACCGCAGCTGGGTCTTGCATTCCCAGGCGGTAGCGGCACGAAAGACATGATTGCTGCTCTTGTGCAGTCGGGCATTCCTGTGTTCGACGTAGCGAAAAGCGCCTGGGTTTAAGTTCGGCAGTGTTGGCCGTCACTCAATACGGTACTTATAGAAAGAGAATTAAATGAGTAAACGATCAGATGCTGTAGGCATGTTCTGGGAAGATCATGCTAAGGTGAAACCTCCCAAGGTTGAAAAACCAAAACGCACCCCTCCACCAAAGTTCTGGCTTGACCCGAACTACCTACCTAATTTTGAGATTGCGCAGAAGTTCAAGCCTGACTTGTTTAACGACATGGAGCTGCTTGCTGCGCAAAAACGCGGTGAGCGTTTGGTGTACGACATCGAGGTCTACCCGAACTACATGTGCCTCAGCTTTAAGGGTATTGACTGCGGCAAGATTGTGTTCATGGAATTGCACCTCGACCCACTTGAACACCACGACTACCCGCTGGACATAAATAAGCTGTCGTGGATCCTGCACAACTTCTGTATCGTCAACTTCAATGGTCGCAAGTACGACTTCCCTGTAACCACACTCATATTGACCGGTAACGACCCCGAGCAGTTTTGGGATGCAACGGTCATGCTGATTGCGGAACAATTGCACGCAAAAGAGGTCTACAAGAAATATAAGACGCAAGCGCTTAAAATTGACCAGATTGACCTTATTGAACTGACTGCGCTCGCGCCCGGTTTGAAAGTGTGCGCTGGACGCCTGCATGCGCCGCGACTGCAAGACCTGCCGTTCAAGCCCGGTACGCACCTCACAACAAACCAGATTATTGTGCTTCGTTGGTACAACGTCAACGACTTGGATAATACCATTATTCTGCACAACAGCTTGACCGAGCAGATTGCGTTGCGGGAGAGTGTGGGCAAAAAGTACGGCATTGACCTACGCTCTCACTCAGATGCACAAATGGCGGAAGCCATTATGGCAAGCGAGATCCGAAAGCTTAAACGAACCAAGTTCTTACCAAAGCCGAAGGTTGACCCATCGTTTCAGCACAAGTACAAACCGCCTGCGTACATTCGCTTCCAGACGCCGCTCATGAACCACGTTCTGAGTGTGGTCACTAACGCAACGTTCCGAGTAGATGGGTTCACAGGTGCAGTAATTATGCCACCCGAGATGGAGGACTTCGTTATCAAGATGGGTGATAACAGTTACTCAGTCGGTATTGGTGGGATGCACACACAGGAGTCAGAGGTTGCACACGTAACGGACGATGAGTACGAAGTTATTGACACGGATGTGACATCGTATTACCCATATCTGATATTGAACGCAGGTCTGGCACCGGAACTCTTGGGTGTTGATTTCCTGCGAGTGTACCGGTCCATTGTCGAGGCTCGAGTTAAGGCAAAGGCTGCTGGTGATAGTATTACTGCCGAGTGCCTGAAGATTGTTATTAACGGAACTTTCGGTAAGCTTGGAAGCAAGTGGTCCATCATGTACGCGCCGGACCTGCTGCTGCAAGTGACGCTAACCGGTCAGCTGTCTATTCTCATGCTTGCCGAAGCGTGCGAGCTCAACGGCATTCAAGTGTGCTCGGTCAACACAGACGGTATTGTTGTCAAGTGCCATCGCTCCAAGCGCGACTTCTTCAATTCGCTAGTCAAGTGGTGGGAGCAGGTGTCCGGTCTGAATACCGAAGAAACCCGCTACAAAGGCACGTACAGCAAGGACGTGAACAACTACATCGCTGTGTACGAGAAACCGCAGAAAGGCGAGCTGTTCAAGACGAAGGGCTTGTACGCCAAAACGTCGTCCAAAAAGAACGCGGTCAATGAGATCTGCGTTAAGGCAATTAAAGAGTACATTGCCAACGGCACACCTGTTGACCACACCATCCGGGCATGCAACGAGATTAAGATGTTCACGTCCATGCGTGCGGTGCAGGGTGGTGCTGTTAAGCTTGAAACGAATGAGTACCTAGGCAAGCTGATTCGCTGGTACTACTCAACCGAAGCACAGGGGGAGATTATTTCAGCCAAGACTGGCAATAAGGTGGCTCGTACCGACAATGCTAAACCTCTGATGAACCTGCCTGACGAGTTCCCGACCGACATTAACTATCAGTGGTACATTGATGAGGCCAACAAGATTCTGACCAAGGTTGGCTATCTTAAAGACGGGCCAATTGTCGAGAGCGATGAGGAAGAAGAGGACGAGGACGAAACGGTTTAAACGCGCTGTGCGCTGTGCGGGAGCTGGTGCGGGGTAGCGTAAGGGGTGCAGCGTTTAAACAGCGCTAGCACCCCTTGCCGTGTGCGGCAGGGTTACTCGCGGTAAGCGTGGTTGGCGGTGCAGGCAACGGAGGCGGAGGCGATCGGTGCGACTTCCGGGGTGAAAGTGCCGGTGCCGTTCCAGGACAGATAGCCGTTGCAGGAGACAGCGACGTCTTTGGTGTCGTCATCAGCCAGCAGGTCAATCACAGCGTTAGCGTTCGCCAGTGCAGCAGCACGGTCACGTGCGTGGATAGGTTGGCTGGCAGCCATCTCGTCGAATTTAGCGGCCACTGCTTCCTTGGCTGCTGCTTTGTTGGAGGCTCTTACACCAAACGAATAGCTCATTTAATTCTCCTTGTGGTTGATTATTTAACTGCCGGCGCTTGTGCCAGCAGATCGGTCTTGCGGTTGCTGTCGTTGTTGGAGCCCAGCCAGAAGTGCATCACTGCACCCCACGCAGTCGACAGTGAACCCAGCAGCAAGAGCAGGGCTTGCGAGGAGTCCGAGACTTTCAGCAGACCCATCATCATGCCGATTAGCACTGCGAAGTAGCCGACGGTGACGACAATCGACAGCGCGGCCGGAACCCACGAGCGTGTGGTCATCAGCATGTTGCGTGCGTCCTTGCGGTCAGCTGCTGCAATAGCCTCCAGGCTTTCAGCATCCTTGAAGCCGAGCTCTTGCATCTGCAAAGCGAACGTTTGGTCCGCAGTCTTGAGCTTCAGCATGTCCTCGGGCGTAATGCCAGCCAGCGCTTGTTTGATCGCAGCCTCGGTTTTGTCATCCAAGCCTAGTGCATCGGTGACCACACCTACAGCAGCCGTCCCGAGCGGTCCACCGATTGCAGCGCCGAGCCACGGTGCAGCGGTTTTGAGCAGAGCTTTCCAGTCCATCATTTGATCTCCTTGCCAGCTTTGAGGTCTGCAATCGAAAGACCTCCGGTGTATTGGCAGTGCGCGGTTTCTTTGAACGACTTCCAGCGACCCGCCCACTCCAAACCGACGTGCTCAGCAATTTGGCCACACTGCGTATAGAGCGCGTTATCGTTCCAGGCAGGTTTGCCGTGCACCATTGGCACGAAGTCGAATGCACAGCGATAGTTGTGGTAGGATTCACCAGCCTTCGCGTTGGTCACAACCTTGCCGGGCTTGGTGCGGCCAGTGGCGTAGAGCGCAGCTTGGCTCTCGTTGTCGCGGTAGGTGCAGTAGATCATAACTTCAATCCCAGCTTTTTGGCAGGACTGAATAAATGCGTGCGCCAAGGTTTGCACCTTCGGCAGCAGGTCATCAAGGCTTCGACTGTTGATCATCACCAACCTCCTTTTGCAACTTAGCCACTTCAAGTTTCTTGACTTGGATTGACAAACGAATCTCACGGATCCGAAAGCACAACCAGATGAGGCCCAGCAGAGCGGATACGTGCGGAACAACCCCCATAAGAGCGGCTGCCGCTGAAGCGAGCGACAGTCCGTCGAACAGGTGTTTAAGATCGTTCATGTTGCGCCCGTTAGAATTGCGTATGGGGAAATTATACGCGGCCTCCGGGACTACGTGCAAGGAATTTTACACAACCCGTTATTTCTAAAGCAACAGGCGCGGTTCAATGCACATCAAGTTGTAAGGGGTCACTCGGGCATTATCAACGAAGGTTCGACGCCCAGCTTTCACCATCCCATTAGCGTGCAACTCTGAGCAGAACCAATCGCTGTCCTCTTGCCAGTTGCGATCGGGTGCAAGCGCTACGCCGAAAGCGCCCTTGAAGTCGTAATCAGCATTGCGCTCAGCTGTAGCACGTAACCACACCAGCCCGGCTTCGGCATCGGGAACTTCATAGTCAACGGTTGACACCACGACAGCACCGCGAATTGCTTCTTCAACTGTTACACGGCGGACACCATGCAGCATGTTCGCTTCAATCGCGAACCCGCTATTTCCGTCCAACGTGATTACGTGTGAAGCTGGTGCCATCTTAAAGAGACTGACCGGCGCTGCACACCGGATAATTATTGATCCCGGGTTGTACGGGCGAAGTGTGAACAGTGCGGTCAGTGTCTCCATTGTCGTCCTTGTTAGACTTGCTTTATCTCGAGGGGCATTGTGTACCCGTTGAGGTGGGTGATGGAAAACGCGATCGAATTGGTGCGCTTTCCGTAGATGGTGTGGTCACGTTCAAGCTCGAGGTCAGTCGAGCCCGGGAAGATGCTAAGGAACACTGGATAAGCCTTGCTGCTAAGAAGTTTGGCGAAAAGCACTTTTCGGTCAGCTGGCGGCATGTCCTCAAGCGAGAACTTGAGGATCTTACCAATTGTGCCTTGCTCGGTTATCAAGTCACCGGAGTCCATGCCAACGTGCTCAGCGGAGTCCGTGATTTCAACGGACGCACCGTATGCTGCATTGTACGTCGGGGACCAGTAGTCACCAACGACAAGGAAGGCTGATTCAATATACCCTTGCAGGTTGGCAGTGTCGGTAATGTCGATCACCGCTTTGAACACGTTATTGACAGGTGTGAACCACAACCGGGTGCACGACCCGCCACCGTAGGCGTAGGCACTCGCAGCTTGCGCCGCAGTCCAGCCGCGGAGCTTTACGCTAGCTACTTGAGACGCCCAGGCCACACCGCTGTCGTAAATGACCGTCGTCCCGTCAGACGCGTACAGACGCACGCGGATTGTCGCTGTTGGGGACAGGTTGCAGAATGGCATGGCCACACATCCGACAACTTCAGCTGCGGTCCAAGTGAGCGTGTATGTCTGAGTGGTGCCCGCTGTGGAACGATGCACCTTGGACTTACGATCAGACGTCAGGTTGGCAACCGGGTAGCTTGCGGCTGTGGTCAAAGCCGCAATGGTTGCGCGCTCAGTTGCGTTGTCAGTTACGATTCGAAGATTTGGCATATCCGTCCTTAATTACCAGTGGAGTGCTGCGATTTCTTCCGGTGTGGTTGCAGCTTCGAGAGCCGCCTTGAGCGTTTGCGAGTGCGAGAAATTGGAGATACCCGCGTCGTACATGGTGATGAAGAATGCATCCCACGTTTCCCGGTCTGAAATCATCACGTAGGTGTTGTCGATGGCCTTCCAGCCCCCCGGCCAGTTGGAGGGCATACCCCCATCGGTGCATTTGCTGATGCGGGCGTCGGCCACGAGCAAGTCAGTCATGTCTTTGTCGGCGGTGCGGATCGCCTTGACAATCTGTTCGCCCTCCGCATTGGTAGTCGAATAGTCGAAATGATCGGCGTCGGCCAACAGGCGGTCGCGCGTTATCTCTGCGCGCTTCTTGTCCTTCAACTGGGCTAGCGAAAGCGTCAGGTCGATCCCCAACTCACCACCGTAAAACGGTGATGATTCCAGTGTGGTCAAAGCTTGCTCGACTTCCGCCAAAATGGTTGGCTGGTCTCCCGCTAGTAAGCCTGCTGGCAAGTTGATGCGCCATTGCCATGCTACCGGAAGGTTATCCAGTGCAGCTTGCTGGTCGGCGTGCGAGTTGACCGTGACTTCTGCGCTGTTAGCCAGCAGGTCGACTACAAGGCGGGTGGCGCGATGGTAGGTTACAACGATGCCGTTGTCGGCTCGGGCGGTTTTGGTGATGGGCATGGGGCGTCCTCTTTAAGGGAATTTGCTGTTGTCAATAACGGCGATCCGGGTGTAGACCACATGACCGTTCTCGGTGCCGATCAGGTACGGGTCCACGCTCTCGAACATGTAGTCATTGGTGCCAACCTTGCGCGCCTGTAGCTGGCTTCCGGTGGCGTAGTACATGGTGTCGTAGTATATTGTTCGGTAGCGGTTGATCGTCTGCCCGCCGTCCCAATCGAAGTAGCTGTCGTAGTTGTAGGGCATGAAAATCTGGCCGCGCGGGTTGGCGCAAATTGACTTGCCTGACATCGAGAACGGCATAGTCACGTTCTGGTCACACGAATTATTGGCCGCGCCGTAGGCTGGCACTGCGTCGCTCAGCGCCAGTTCCACGTCGTAGGTGTGACCTGCCAGCCGCAACATACGAGCACCAGAATCAAACATCATACCAGTTGGGCCGCTAATTCGAATACCCCAATGTACATTGGTTGGTGGATTGGCGTTGATGCGGCCGAACACGCGCAGGTACAGCCCCAAGTTGGTCGCATCCGGGTTTTCCAGTCGCACTGTGACTGCCCACACACCAGTGGAAACCGGTGCCACCTTAGCAATATGGATGCCGTAGCGTTGCAATTGGCTACCCAGCGTTGTTGACCCGGACGAGTCGGACAATCCGTACGGCAGGCCGAAAAACAACAGCGGGAACCCGGAACAGCTGACATTGATGGTCTGCACGCCGTTAGCGATCGCGTACTTACCCATATAACGATAGCCAGGCAGAGTATCATCAATGGTGATAATCCCGTAGGTCGTGTTAATCGTGCGGATGCCGTAGGTCATTGCGCCGCCCCGGTGTACGTCACAACTAGATAGCCTGAGCAGATTGGCAGGGAACTGGTGCTGTTGTCTACAAATACCGTCACGGTTGGAACCCCTGACGGGTAACTGATCCGGCAGCTAAGCACACACCAGCCATCCAAGTCACCTGTGTCATATGGTGACTGCATGAACGCGTTGATTTTCTTGCCCGTATAAGCAGGATACGAAAATGTGATGCCTGCACCACGACCTACACTGCTACCTGTGACCACACGCTCTTCGATTGCGAACAGCACCAATTCACTCGGGCTATCGAATGTTAGCTCGCCGGTGCTGCCGTCCCAGGTGCGTACGCCGTAGGTCATATGTCGAGGTTGCCGAACTGGCCCACCAGCACGTTGGAGGCGTTGAACGCCTTGAGCGTGTCGTCCATGAGCTCCATGCGCGCACCGCTGGCGCGGGTGCGCAGCAGGCCGATGATGGCGGTCAGGCTCGACAGGCCGCCGGTGGTCACGTACGAGCCGGTGATGTCACCCTTGACCGCCACCCCGGACGAGCCGATCGTCACGTTGAGCGTGCCGTCGGGCGCGTAGTTGACGAAGCCGAATGGCGTCATCGCACTGCCGTAGCCGCCGGTGCGTGCGCCGCTGCTGTTGTAGGTCAGGCTGCCGGACACGATGCCGCCGGTGGTGGTCAAGGTCACCGGCGCCTGGAGAATGCCGCCTGCCGCCTTACTCAGCTTGTCGTCCAGCGCGGTCTGGAAGGTAGGCTTGTAATTTCCAGACACCCCGGTGATATTGCCGTTGTACAGGGTGAAGGCGAAGTCGCACCACGCATTCGAATCGGCCCCGGTCATGCCGCCATACGCCTCGACTCCACCCCCTTCCCCGATGCCACAAATACCCACCAGCACGTAGGCGCCGCGGTATTTAAAGTCAAGCGACCCGAAAATGGCTCTAGAAGCCCCGCAGCGGTACATGGCCGCTTCGAGTCCACCACTGGTCCGGTTGTTCTGAGGCTCGTCGTGGGTCCACACTACCGCGATGTAGTTATTGTCGTAAGCGTTGAGCAGGCCCGCCATGGTGCCAGCGTCACGCCCGCCGGTGTTGGCCCCCAATCCGTATACGTCGAAGTCCACCGCCTGAATAATGAGCCCATCGCTGCGCCGGATGATGGCCACGTAGTAGCTGCGAGACACCCCGTAGACCAGCGAGCCGTTCTTATACAGGCCCAGCGGCGCAGTGGATACTGCGTTGGAACCTCCCGCACAAACTACCCTGAACGTGTTCTGCCCCATGCCCGGGAGCGTGACCTGCCCTTGACCGCCAGCAGGGCCGCTCAGTACCCCGCTAGGGCTCATGGTCAGGGTCGTGTTCAACATGGCCCCCGGCGCGAAATACTCCCGGATCGGGGATTCGCTGCCGTCTACCAGTTCGATCACAGGCTTACCGAAAATCTGTTCCGCGTTCAGGCCGGCATAGAACTGGTAGGCGCGGTGCCCGACGTTACCAATCCCCGCCAAGAAGCAAAAATTGACACCGCTTCTCCAGAGCATGCCGGTGGAACAATCAAAGATGCCTGCGCCATCATTGGTTTTGTTGGTGGACCCGGCAGGGTATATGTACCCGACAAACAGCATCCACCTCCCAGCCGGGAGCGCACCAGCAGTGCTGGCAAAGTACGGGTTACCAGCCGGATTAGTCGAGTTCAAGTCGGCCACGAAGCTTTGTTTCACGCCCCAGTACGATTCCCCTGCCCCGCTGATCCGCATGATTGGGACCATGAACCTGTAGGTTTTGGTAGGGTCAAGGTTCGCCAACAACGTGCCGTTGTCCCAGCCGCCCCCAGGATTCCCGTCGCCAGTTACCTCCTTGGCGTACCACACGTCCGCAGTGCCGCCCTTCGGGCCACCTGCGGCTACGACTAAATCGGACCCGGCTGCTGAGCTTATCGTGGTGATGCTGTTGTACTCAGAGTTTTGAGTCCAAGGGATCGTGGCCCCGCGCTTCCACCACGACACGTCGGCCATGTTGTTCAGGGTGCCGGGCGCGGCGTAGGCGGGGTTCAGCGGCACATTAATGCCGACAATCGGGTTGCCTAGCTCGTCCCGCACGACCAGACCATTCGTGTTAAGTTTAGACACGGTAATGGATCCGGGCACAATTACGTTGCCGTCAATCACTGTGCCCGCTGGAACCCAGGCACTGCCGGTCCAGATCTTCTCCATTACGAAGGTGCCACTCGAAATGGTCACAACGTCACTAGCAATGGGCGAGCCACCCGGGCAGGCAGCACTTGCAACAATGTCAGACCATGACCCGCCAATCACGTAGTAATGGCCTGCACCTCGCGTACCTATGGAGCCATCCTGAATACTTATGATGGTCAAACCACCAACGATGTCCACACCTGCGTCAGCGTGGATTGTTGCGGTCACAACTACTGGAAACGAGGTTACGTCTGCAAACCGCACGACACACGTATCAGCGGTAATGCTGGTTAAGCTTGCGCCGGTAGCACTGAAGACGATATTGCCAGCAATTGCGATCTTCGCAGCGGTGACCGTAATCTGGTTCGGAGTGTGGCTACCGTCGGTTGCAAGGCGAAAACCGCTTGGAGTATCGGAACTCATGATAATTTTGGAGTCCGGCCCAGCAGACGTCCTGCTGGCAGCAGCCTGCAAAATTATGTCAAGTTGATTCGCAATTGTTGCCATTAAATCGTCACCTCAAGTGTGACCCGAAGGGTGCCCCAATCTTGCGACACGGATGTCACAAGTCCCACTTTTCCGTTCTGTAACCCGAACCGATTGCTGAACAGCGTAACCGCCTGCCCTAAGTCAACGAGCAGTTGTTTGCGGCCGCTGTCGAATCGGTAAGTTGTGCGCGTCTGTTTCTTCAGGTTGAGCCTTCGGTTTGCCTCATCAGTGGCATCCGTCGTATTCAGCAAGCAAGTGTTCTCTTGCACAGGATCAGCGTCCAGCTTGTACAGGGCCTTAACTGCGGAGTCCACCGCTGTAACGGTCATGTAATCCTTTGCAAGCATATCCTTATGAGCTTGCGGAATAGATGTTACAAGGTCTGGTTGCTGGGTATAGTTCCTACAATACCCTATTTTAACGGCAGCGGCAACTTCTGTTTCATTTACTATCCTGATTGTTTTGTCAACTTGGTCCGAACGTGTGATGTCAAACGTTGCGCTTGTTGGAATGTTAAATTGGACAATGCGCAATTGGCCAAGTCGTGAAGGTACGACTTGCGCCCCCTTGCTGCTCGCAAGTTGCTGCATCGCATCCAACACGTTTATCGACTCCGTAAGATACAGACCTACAGGTTGCGGGTTTGCTGAGTCAAAAGCGTTAAGATTTGTTAGGTCCAGATCTGCAGTTGTCAAACGTCGACTTACGTTGCCGTAACCTGTCGCAAGCCGTTGCACGAGCTTTGAGATCGTGTTGTAGTACGTTCCCCCAAACTTATCACCCTGAATGCTGCAAGTGACAGCACCCGGTCCGACGGCCGAAGTGAACGTGATCTTGGAGTTTGCAAGGTCCACTGTGACGGTCCGGGGCTTTGCGTCGGTTCGTGTTTCAATGACGCGCTCGGATGCACCTTGCCCGAACACAAACTCAGTCGTTCCGTTGGACAAAAGCGGTGTGACATTGGGGCATTCGCCCAACGCTACCGGGACCAGTTTGTCAGCGTTCAACGTAGATCCGCCAAGCTTTACGTCCGTTACAGGCGTATTGAGTGCCTGTAACATGTCCCGGATCATCAGATTCAAACTGTTGCGCTGCTTGGTGCCTGTGAGCTTGGCAGAGTAACCCTTGAAGATTTGACGGAAGTCTGTGCGGTCCCATTTCGTATCACCAACGAACACTCGCAGGCCCCGGTTTGACCACACATCGTTGAGCCATGCGTCACGGCTGCCGTCCGCATTGCTAATTTCAATGTCACCTGCTGCCAGTTGAATCTGAAGGTCCATGGTAATCGAGGACGTGACCTTGATTCCGCCCACAACGCACGCGTCATAAGGCTGGGGCGTATTACCGTAGTAGACTTTGTTCGAGAGATAACGGGTGATCTCAGACCCCCCGCTATTGACGTCCACTTCGAACAAGACGACCGGAATTGCTGCCGGATCGTCCAGCCATGCTGCGTATTGGGTGTCACTAATGCTCATCGCAGGATATCTTCCTCAGCGTTCGACGCTGCCCATGTTGTGTCAGTCAGGACCATCTTCAAGCCTTCCACGACAGCATCCGCATTTTGCTTGGAAGCGATGTCGGTGGCACCAGCATTCAGTGCAGCCTGTTCAGCGTTCTCTTTGCGCAGGCCTGCCAAGTGTGCAGCAATTTCAGCAAGCTTGTCCAGCAGAGTAGGCATGTTAATCTGCGCGCCACCCGCAAGCGTCGGAGTCAACGGTACACTGCTGAGCGCTGCTGGCAAGTCCTGGATACCTTGCGAGATCGTGGCCAACGTCAGGTTAGCCTGGTTCAGCACCTCCAACTGAGCCTTAGACGTATCAACCTGCTGGTCCGCCCAGCTTTCAAGCACAGAAGAGTCCGACAAAACTTTGCTGTAGTCGTTGCCGTAAGTTGAGTCCGCGCCGTTAATCTTCTGCGAGAACTCCAGGAACTGATTGGCAATATCGCTGAAACGCGATTGTGCGTTCTCGTCCCCACCCTTGGCCGCTGCATACGTGTCGTTGTACTGCTGCTTGAGCTGAGCGTACTGCTCTTCCGGCGTGAGTGTGGTCAAACTACCGACCAGCAAACCATCGCGGAACGACTTAATCGACTGCGAGAACGACCGCATTTTGTCGATCGTGTCAGTCAAGCTTTGCTTAGCAGCGTCCTGAGCCTCTTTTGCAGCCTTTGCCGCTTGTACCTGATCAAACAGCCCACGGTTGCTCGCGTCCAAAGCATCACGCTGCTTCGCGAGCAGTTGCGCAGAGGACATTGTAAGCTCGTCCAGCTGTTCTTGCAAGCTCTTGCGTTCGTCGGCAATTTGCTGAACGCTCTTGGTCGTGTCGTCAATGGACTTGGTAACCTGTGCAAACGCATCCGACAGAGCCATAAGCGATGCGAACTCTTTTGCACCTTCATCCGTTGCGATTGCGCGGGTGCTGATCAGACGGTCGATCTCTGCCTTGAACTGTTCGCGTGTGGTTATGCTAGCCAGCCCGAGGGAAGCCATTGCATCGGTAACAGCTTTCTGAACAGGTGCAAGCTTTTCAGCCTGTGTCAGGAAGTTGTCAGCGTACGACGTTGCCTGTTGCGACAGGGCGTTAAGTCCACCTGCCGCGTTGATAAGCTTCTCGCGCATTTCTGCGCTCTGCTCGTAGCCACCGTATCCGAACACATCACCAGAGCTTTTGCCGAGCATCTTAGCGACTTGGTCTGTGACCTGGAACTCATTCGACAGCCGTTCAAGCGTCTGCGCTGCACCTTCACCAGCCTTAGTGAACTTGGAAAGGCCGGGGACCAGCGTGCTAGCCATTTCATCACCCAAAGTGGTGAAGAAGTCGGTGATCGCTTGCTGGTTCTTACTAGCGTCGTTCGTAAGGCTGATATCAAATTGCTTGGAGTAGTTCTTCAGAGCATCGCTATTTACACCGAGGCTAACTGCGAAAGCGTTGGTGACGGACTTCATCTGTGCGAAGCCCTGCGTCAGGTTCAAGCTGGTGCCTGCGTCGATGTTGCTCGTGTCAGTCCAGTTCCGGTCAGACGAAAACCAGCCACCATCTTGGTGCAGTTTCTCGTAATTTTCGCCAGTAAGACCTGCGTCGGACAGAGTTCCACGCATACCCGATGATTGGAGCTCGGTGGATCCATGTCCGAACGCACGGTTTGCAAGTCCACCAAGCGGACCTGCAAAGTCCATCAGCTTACCTGCAAAACCGCCAATTCTATGGTCGCCCGAGATCCATTTTGATGCGTAGTAGGACGCTACAAGCGCCGCCGCGTATGGTGCCGCAGCAGCTACGCTAGCGCCAGCGCTCGCCGCCCCAGCTTCAGCGGTCATACCAGCACTACCAAAAATCTCCGAAGCTGTCATGGTCGTGCCAGCGGCTGCACCAGACATGCCTGCGCCACCCATACCCGCGCCAAACGCGGACATCGAGCTCATCCCGAGCATGTTGCCGGCACCAGCAATCATGGACCCCGTACCAGCAAGGATGTTTCCGGTCATCGCCTTGTACGCCAACGATGCGGTCTGTGCTGCCCCAATGAGCGAGTTGCCGCCACCTACACCACCGTTGACCACACCCGCAGCCTGGCTTGCGCCCGGGCTCATAAAGCTGGCGACCATGCCGCTGATCGGGTCAATGATTGGGCGCAAGATCAGTTTGGCGAAAGCAACCTCCATGTCATGCACGAGACGCTTCCAACCGTGTCCGCCGCCGTCGACAATAGCGTTCGCCAAATCGTCACCGATGCGCTTATTGGTCTGCTTCCACAGTTCGTCAGCCTTCTTCTGTGCAGCGACCTGCGCTTCAATGGCTGCGCCGTGTTCTAGCGTTGCAGCGTACTCTTTTCGTTTAGCAATGATTTGCTGGAGTTTATCAAGCTCAGCTTGATAAATCTTGCGGGCTTCATCACCAACTTGTACGAACGTTATTCCAGTGGCTGTCCACACAGCCTGCTTCTCCAGCAGCAGGGTAATGGCATCTGCTTGATGCTCAAGCTCAGCAACGGCGGCGTCCTCTTCAAGCTTCTTAACTTGGTCGATCTGCTCTTTGGTGCGACCAGCTTCTAAGTTCTTTTCCTTCTGCTTTTTAATCTCAGCGTCGAGCTGTTTAATCTCAGCATCACCAAGCTTGTTGATGTTTGCAACGTATTTATCGATCTGCTCTTCGCCGAACTGCTGGTCAGACAGTTTTTGGGCATCTTCAATCTTCGCTTTCGCAACGTTGTAGGCGTCAACGGTTTCTTGCGTTTGCCGGCGGACGCGTGCTGCGTCGTTATCGTTCTTAGGGTGGTACTTATTCAGAATTGCAAGCTTGGCTTGCTCCGACTTTTCCAGTGCAACCAGTTGTTCTTCACGCGCCTGTTTAGACTGTGCGTAAGCCTCCTCTTGGCCGAGACTGCCTTTTTTGAACTGGTCTGCAAGCAACCGCAGTTGCGATTCCGAGGATTGCTTGGCAAGGTTGTAGAGCTCAGTTTCGTGGTCGATTGCTGACTGCAAGTCTTGACGGCGTCCGTCGTCTTTAGCTGCTTGTTCCTTTTTTGTGCGGGACTTAATAATGGCAGCTTCGCGGTCCTTGAGGTACTGCTCATTTTCTTGCTTGTATCCAGGATGGGCATCTTCGAGAACGTCGTTGTCATGATGGAACTTATCCAGAGCATCTTTAAGTTCGTTTTGCTCTTTCTTCATCAGACGCACGTCTTCAATTGCGCGGTATGTCAGAATGTGCTTTGCTTCAGCAGCCTTCTGCTCTTTTTCGGCGCGCGCAGCAGCCTTCTCGTTGATATCCGAGAGTTCTTTTTCCGCCTTTACGTATTCTCGAATTGCTTGAATCTTGTTAAAGTCGTGGGTGTGCGACTCATCAAGGTCGAGCGAACCGTCTTTGGCGCGCGGCACGAATTGGAGCCAATATTTTTCGCGCTGGCTAGCGGTTTCAGCTTTACCGATATCCGCCATAGCTTGCGTTACGCCGTGGATAACACCAATGACAGCGTTCCACCCGCGCTGAATGTATCCAATGTACTCTACGGACTTTTCGGCAGCACGCTGGGTTTCATCACCGTACAGCTTGATAGCAAGCGCAGAAGCTTCGCGCTGTTTGCCCTCGTTCTCAAGCTGAATAATTTGTTCCATCTGCGTGACGGTCAAGAAGTGGTATTTTTCGTCCAGCTTCTCGACAGCTTTGGTCACCTGATACAGACCAGAGGCCCCCTGTGCCATGCTACGCACAATGAGCGTTTCAAACTCCCCGATCGTAGTTTTGATGTCAACGCCAAATGCGTGCTCCAAACCTACAGCAGATGCGGTAATTTGATCAATCTGCTCTTTAGTGAACTTGCCGCTTGCAGTAAGCTGTGCTGCTGCTTGGTAAGCTTCAGTGTACCGGCCATGAACTTTGCCCACACTCCGGGCGAGGTCTTCCAGACTGTCGCGAGTCTCACCGGCGTACCCGTTGGTCCGGTTAATTGCATCATTGAATGCCTTGGTTTGGTTTTGCCCGCGGACTAGCTCGTATCCGAACAGTGCAAGAGACCCTACAATTGCGAGCGTTGCTGCACCCATTCCGGTGAAGGCGAGAGACGCTGCATTGGTGTATTCTGCAAGCACCATCAACGATCCCGGAATCCTTGTGAACCGGTTTTGCAACGCCTCGTGAGCAATGACCAACAGTTCAGTACGTGCGCGGTTGTTGTTGAAGCTTATCCCCAGCTCATCAACCGCACCTCGAGCAGCGTGCGAACCATGTGATACTTGGGCGAGCTTCGCAACCAACGCGTCATAGTTCGCCAAATCCTTAATGGCGGCACCGCCAAAAGTGTTGAGCGTAGTCTCGGGGCTGATGCGTGAATCCGCTTGGTACGCTTGGAGCTTGTTGAGTGTGGCCACACGCTGCTTGAGCGACATTTCGCCGTACTTAATGTCCAGCAGAGCTTGCTTCTCTTGCGTGGACTGCTGGATGGCAAGTTGCTGCTCCCACCACTTCGCGTAGTCAGCCTGTTCCCTCTGGCGCATGTTGTGCAGCTCGACATCGCGCGCTTGTTGGATCTCAATGCGTTTGCGTGCAGTCGCCTCTTCTTCTGCGAGGAGTTTCGCATCGTTCGCAGCCTGCGTGGCAAGGGTTTTCTCCCAAAACGCCACGTAGTCCAAATACTCTTTTTGACGCTGCTCGTGTAACCACACATCCCGGGCTTGCTGAATGCGGGTCTGCTCTTCCATGGCAGCAGCCTGCTCACGGTAGATTTGGATGTCGCGTTGTTGCTGAATGGCGCGCTCGCGCTCAGCTTGCGTCATTGCTTGCAAGCTGGCGATCAACGGCGCAGCGGCTTCCGTCACACCGAGCTGGGCAGCGCGATGTTCGTAAAGCTGGAGTGTGGACATCCCGAACGTTTCGTCCATCTCGCGCAACTTCGCAATAAGGCGTGATGCCTCGTTTGCGGTAGCTTGCTGGATGCGTGCGATTTCCTTTTCAGCTTCAATTCCAGCCTGGATTGAGCGCTGCAATTCATCGAAACTATTCTTGGTGACAACCGCACCAGTCTTGAGCTCATCAAGACGCTTTACT